CATTATCATTTTCATAATGTTGCTGTCCATGCCGCCACCGCCAGACTTGGGCGCCCCCATCGGCCCGCTATACCTTTTGTAAGGCTGCGTCGGGTCTTGCAGCAACGCGGCGAGCTGCATCCGCTTGTCGTCAGGATTGAAATTGTAGGTTGAGTTCATGTCATCCCCATTGCTTTTAGGCTGGGTTGTAATGTCATTTTCAGTGCGTCCATTCTTTTTGAATATATCTCATAAAGATCAGGATGCCGTTGTTTTGTCCACGCAACCCGGTCTGCCGAATGCTCTACAAACGCTGTGCAATCATAACAATCCAAGCTCGAATGATCTATCGAGTAATGCTCTGGCAAAATGCCCCGCTGTTCCAGCAAATAATTAAAAACTTGTTGTTTTGACCATGTTTCTATCGGTTGCAGAAACTTGATACCATCTACAACAGTTCCATCAACCGCCGTTGATTTATGGCTTTCGCCCAATCGTTGCCCTCTTATCAATTCAGTAATGCCAATTTCTTTGCATTTTTGCATCATGGGATTGATAATATTTTCAAAACAGCAGCCTAAATAGCTCTGAACTTTTACCTGTTTATTGCCTGAAAATGTCATGCCTAAATTTGTAAAATTGATCGGCACAATGTCAGACGGCAGACCCCACTCGTCGTTTTGCTTTTTCTGGTCAGACTCAATTTCCACAAAATCAAATGCTTGGTTTCTAACCTCGTTTACTATCTCCAAAGTTTCAGGATAGCCTTTACCAGTATTAACCCACAAAACGACAGGATTCAAATGCTTGCATAAATACCAACAAGCTAATGAATCTTTGCCGCCGGAAAAAGCTAAACCAAGCATTAGAAGAACGCCATCCCCGCCAACCCGCCAGCGGTCCCAAGCATTCCGTAAAGTCCAGCATTCTGAGCATTTACATTAGCCGACTGGATGCCGTATTGATCCATCGCAGCCTGCCCTGCTGCCTGAGCGCCAGCAAAGATCGGCGTCCCCGCCACGTTCGCCCCTTGATAGCCCTGAAACTGTGGCATCTGGATTTGCGAGCCACTCATCAAACCAGCGATTTCGTTTAGCGGTTGATTCCGCAGCGCGAGCTGCTGTTGCAAACTTTGCTGCTGTGCGGTATTGCCGAACTGTGCGCCTTGCAAAAGCTGGTTGTATTGTTGATTTTGCGCGGCCAGGGCAGCTTGCTGTTGTTGCAATGCTGCTTGTTGGTTTTGTGCAATTGCTTGATTGCCGAGCTGCCGCTGCGTGACATTTTGACCAAACCCTTGCTGCTGGCCACCGAGCTGGGCTTGATATTGAGCTAATGCAGCCTGTTGATTTTGGTTTACAGCTTGGTTCTGCAATCCCTGCACACCCATATATTGATTGTAAAGCTGTTGCGAGGCGGCATTCTGCGCTTGCTGTGCAGACAACCCTTGACCGAAATTCTGCCCCACCGCTTGATTCCCTGCGGCGTTTGCGGCTTGACCTTGAGCAAAATTCTGCCCAATCCCGGCATTCTGCAATTGCTGGGCAGTAACGCCTTGACCAAAGTTCTGGCCAACCGCTTGATTTTGTAATCCAGCCAACCCAAATTGTTGTGCAAATCCTTGCTGTTGGGCGGCATTTTGTGCGGCTTGTGCGGCTTGCGCTTGGCTAAAGTTTTGCGCTACCGCTTGATTTCCATATTGCCCCGCTTGCAACGCTTGACCAAACCCCTGAGCGTTTAATGCGGTATCCAGCCCAATGCCTTGCAACGCCGCCTGCGAGAGCAAATCGTTCTTTTGCTGGTTTTGACTGATCATGGCGTTTTCGTACGCTTCGCCACCAGGCACCAGACCTTGATTTGCTAGTCGTTGCCGCGTTTGAGCATCAGATAGTTCGAGTTGCGGCGCCAAGCGGTTCATGATTGCTTGCTGGCCCGTCATCCCTGCGTTTACGGGCATGGCGGCAACGTTGCTAGTGTTCAATGCGCCGCTGGCAAGCCCATATTGACCTGCTTGCGGCCCTTGATTAATTGCACCAGCCTGCACATTTGCACCGGCCATCCCGTATTGCCCACCGCCAGGACCGCCACCAGCATAGCCATATTGCCCCGCTTGTGGGCCTGCACCTGCCATGCCATATTGATTAGCTTGCGGTCCGGCGTTCACTGGTTGCGCGTTGACGTTACCGCCTGCCATGCCATACGCGCTAAGTTCTGGCGCCTGTGATATTTGCCCAGCGTTAATATTGCCACCGGCTTGTCCATATCTGTTCAGATCCGGCGTTTGCGAAATTTGCCCTGCGTTGCCGACACTAGTTTGCAAGCCTGCAAGGTTTGGATTAAACGCGTTCCCAAGCACATTCTGCGCGGTGCTTATGCCTTGCTCTCCCAACCCAGCCAACGAACGCTGAACGCGCTGCTGTGCGTCTAGCGTAGCCTGCGCTTGCGGAGTCAGTGTTTGGGTTACGGTCGCTTGGTCAGCATTTGCGTTTGTTGTGAATTGTTCTCTTGTCGGAGCGATATTGCCCGACATATACGAGTTCATTGCATTTTGATAACCGGTTTCATCAAATTGTTGAGGGTCATCTTCCCCGCCACGGCCAGTGATAAATTGGCGCTCATATGGCGCGTTCCCTCTTGGCTTTGCTTGATAAGCAGCCATCGCGCTATCATATCCACTCTGGTCAAATTTAGGGGTTCCCCAGGTAACAGTCTGGCCACCCAGCGGCCCGCTGATATTCGGATTGCTGATGCGTCCCTGCAACCGAGCAGTTGCCTCGTTTGCTGCGCCTTGCGCGCGAGCTGCGCCCGCGTAGTCCGGTGCCGGAGGTGGAGAAGGTGAAGATTTACCCATGATTTGCTATCCTTTTGCTGTATCGTGTATTTAAAAACCGGCAGTTATCGCGGCGCAATGTGTAAAACACAATGTCGCCATGTGGTCGCCCTTCCTTAATTCTGCCTTCTTCGGTAAATCCCATTTTCTTCACTACCTTAATGCTTTGTTCGTTATCGCTTCCAACCGGGCAAATGATCTTTTCAACCTGGCAGATGTTGTACGGATAATCAAATATTGCTGCTAAATAAGCCGGTGTTAGTTGGCCTTGAATAGCAAAATGGCACCATATGCTTTGATGATTCCAATTCTCGTAAATTACTCCTGCAATAAGTTCATCATTTCGTTTTAACCCTAACGCGTTGGCTCTGGTTTCTAAAAAACCATAATCCACACGTTTTGCTACCCAATGGCCGACATCCGGCCCCGATACTATATCCCTGCCCATCCGGCTTGATAAACAACGTCAGTAGATGCCCACTCAATTTGCAGCCCGCTGGATGCGCTTTTAAGCTGGATGGATCCGCAGTAACCAAGCCCAGTAACACCTTGCCAGTTGTTTGTAATTTGTAAACCAGATCCCCACAATGCAGAATCCCACGTTCCTGCATCCCATAATCCAACAGCAGATGCCGATGCGGAAATAGGCGCGGTTGTGTCATCAACGTTGAAATCTACGTTGATGCCGACAAAAATAGCAGGTGCGCCGTTGGTAAAAATACTTGGCCGCGCCCTAGTAAAATACTTTTTCACGCCGCGGCTGTCAAAATAGTTGAATGCTTGGAAAACATTTGTTGAAATGTTGGATGTGTTATCCACGTAGGTGTCGTCCCACGCCCTTACCACAACGCCGTTGCCGCCGTAATACGGATTATCGTTGTAGGTTTCCCAGACGTTAGCCGTCCAGCCTTGAAACTGTGCCCAGCTCGTTGTAATCGTGTTCATCACGTATTGTTCTTGCTGGCCCTCTGCGATCGGCACATTGATCCACACAGCATTTCGACGAGCGTTGTAGTAGACCTGCCACCCCACCGTAGAGCTGCTGTAGGCCGCTGTCGCCGCCACGATGGCCCCTTGAATCTTGTTTGACAACGCAACGCGAGGATCTAAGCGCGAGGATTGCAAGCTCTGAGCCATTGGCATCAGACCGTCATAAGTTAAGATCAGCAGGTCGCCGCCCCACTTCAGCATGGATCGGTTGCCGATTGGCGAGCCAAGTTTCCAAACTCCGGTGAGCGCCCAGGTAGCATCGCTAGCAGGATCAGTGCCGCGGTAAACAATCACCTCGCCGTTGCTGGTAACAAACACTAAATTGTCATCAACCCCATAACCCGCATCAATTGTCCAAGTATCCAGATCTACAAGTTTGCCGCCAAATTTTGCAATAGCTGACAAATCCAAAACCTGCGCTGCCCCGCCGACCGAACTGGTTGGCAAGTACCACGCTTTAAGCGTATCTTTCTGAATAAACCACAAGCGGTTTTTAAACAGCGTCACATTGGATAGCGTTGTCGTCGTCACGCCGGTGATGGCCGGAGTCGAAGCGGCATCAATTGCAACCCAGTTTGTGCCATCGTACAACTGCGGCTTGTCCACGCCATTAACGGCATACAAATAAGTGCCGCCGGTCGTCGTGATGTTGATGTATTCCCAAATTGCATTGGTCAAGCCGGTAACGGTGGTTGCAGTTGCTGCACCTGCGGTGCTGGCATCGTAGAATTTAAGATCAGGCGTTCCGACCGCGGCAAACATTTTGCTGCTGGTCCCGCCGTTGTAGACCATGATCGTTTGCACCTGGCCGGTCATGCCGGTAGCCCAATTCGTCGAACCACCTCGCAGCACGCAGTTGCTGATTGTTGGGAAGAAGTTAATCAGTTGAACCGCATCCAGCGGCTCCATGTTGGCAATACTGTCCCTAGCATTCCAGCCGCCAACAGGCGCCGGAACAGACGCTACTCGCGCTGCGTTGCCCTGCACCATTTGGTTAATTTGGACCATATCCGCTGTCAGGTATGTTGTCGTATCCGATTAGCACAGTGCCAGGGCGCGGTGCAAAACTCAGATTGGCAGCCGACATATCTAGCGCCATTGCCGCTTCAAGTTCATACAAATAATTGCGATACATAGCGGTCGTATCAAAACCTTTTGCCTCAAAATACTTGAGCTTGGTTGAAAGCACCATCAGGCGGTCAGGGTAGATCGTCGTGTCAGTGTCCACCGTAAAGCTGGTCTTTACAGCGCCAGCAGCAGAATTAGCCCAGCCGTTAGACCGGTATTCAAAACCTAGATATTCAGCAGCAGAAGTGCCTGGCCATATCTGGAAATAAGCTCCCAGCAAACGCCAGCGGATCCGCGGTCCGGTGCTGATGTAGCCTGAAAGCAGCCATTCCCATTGCTGTGCATCTTCAGGTCCAA